GACAAAACAACAATGGTGACCAATACCATTGCCGCAATGCGTAAGAAGCTTAAACCGATAGTCAAGCCGGAAGACTCCAAGTATTGTATTCCGTCAGAACAGTTTGAAACAAGATTAAATTTATTGAAATAATGGGGGTAATATAAATGGCGTCAATAACTGATTTAAGACAAAAAAGAGCAGCGTTATGGGAAAAGACAAAGAAATTTCTTGATAATGCAAAACGAGAAAACGATATGCTTTCGGCAGAGGACGTAGAAACATATGAAAAAATGGAGAGTGAAATTGTTGCTCTCGGCAAAGAGATAGATATTTTAGAACGTCAGGCAGAGATGGAAAAAAGATTGAATTCTCCGGTTAATACACCCGTTCTTGAAACACCTAAAACGAACGGTAATATAAAAACGGGCAGAGCAAGTGACGAATATAAGCAGGCGTTTTGGAAACTTATGAAGAATAATCAGCTGTCATATTCGGTACATGATACGTTGCAGATTGGTACTGACAGTGACGGCGGATATCTTGTTCCGGACGAATACGAGGCAGTTCTTATTGATAAACTTGCCGATGAAAACATTATGCGAGGATTAGCTACAATCATAACAAGTGCAAACGGTGATAAAAAAATTCCGGTAGTTGCATCTCACGGTGAGGCTGTGTGGACAGATGAAGGCTCGGAATACACTGAAAGCGATGATGAGTTCGGAACTGTATCTCTTGGAGCTCATAAGCTAAGTACGATTATAAAAGTATCGGAAGAACTGCTCAATGACTCCGCATTTAATCTTGAAACATACATATCATCAGAATTTGCAAGAAGAATGGGTGCGGCAGAGGAATTGGCATTTATCAACGGCAACGGTACAGGCAAACCGACAGGTGTTTTAAATACGGCTGAAGTAGGGGTTACGTCTGCTGCGTCAAACGCAATTACGACAGATGAAATAATTGACCTATATCACAGTCTTAGAACACCGTATCGAAAGAATGCCGTATTTATGTCAAGCGACAGTACAATAAAGGCTATAAGAAAACTTAAAGACAGTAACGGTCAGTATTTATGGCAGCCGGGTCTGCAGGCGGGACAGCCGGATACAATTCTTAACCGTCCGATACATACTTCTGCATATATGCCTGAGATAGAGTCCGGCAATAAGATATTGCTGTTTGGTGATTTATCATATTATTGGGTGGCTGACAGACAAGGACGTTCGTTCCAAAGATTGAATGAACTTTTTGCAAAGAACGGACAAGTCGGTTTCCGTGTATTCCAAAGATTGGACGGAAAGCTGATATTGCCTGAATCGGTTAAGACTGTTCAGATGAAATAATAGGAGGGTAAAATGAAAATAAAGATAACAACTTCATGCTCGGGTTTGACTTTCAGTTTTTCTGAAGGTCAAACTGTTGATGTTGACAAGAAAATAGGCGAAGATTTGGTTCAGTGCGGATTTGCGGAAGAAGTAAGGGACACTAAAATAACAAGAAGGGACACTAAATCTAAAACAGTGCAATCCAAAACGGAGGAAGAAAATGCTGACGATTGAAGAGGTTAAACAGTATCTGCATTTGGATTCTGACGCAGAGGACGACTATCTCCGAATACTCATTATCTTAGCAGGAGAAATGTGCGAAAATTATACACGTCTTGCAATGCCTGATGAACTGCCGGAAAGCTATAAACAAGCTATGCTGGTGTGTATAGGATATTTCTTTGAACAGCGTGACGGAACTAAAAACGGTGTACCGAGTATATTTTATACATTGCTGAGACCATACAGAAAGGCGGTATTTTAATGGACTTTTCAAAACTGCGTCATCGGGTTATATTTTTGAAACCGCTTGATAAAAGATTAAATTCAATGAATGAAAATGTGCCTGTGTGGATTCCGTTCAAACCTAAATTAAGCAGTGACATTAATGCCGCTGAAACTTCTGTGTATGTGCTGACAGATAACAAAGGCAACGCAGTATGGAAATCGGCAGGCGGCGGACAGCTGTATTCACATCAGCTTTCTTTGAATGAGTATGCCGTATGG